GTCTTTATATATACCTCTGTATAAAGGACGCTCTGTTGGCTTGGGTCGAGCGTGCTGTCTTCCTCGCCGCTTTCTAAATCCTCAAAACGCTCTTGCCGCTCGTCGTCAACCTCATTGAATCCGGCGTTGCTTTCGACCAATTCGCGGTCGTAGCCCATCGAAATTAGATCGCTTGCTGGCAGCCGCGTGCGGTGGGCTGCGAAGCGGCAATCATCCATCGACTTGGCGCGGCGATTAAATAGGAATTCTTCCGGCGGGATGTTTTCAACGCGGACGCGGCCATCATGTTCTGTCTTCTTAATACGGACATCGTAGGACATGGGCGCGGGCAAGACGGTGCCGTCAGGTAAAACCTGATCCTCGCCCATTGGTTCCATTTCCTGCTCGACCACTTCGATATTAGGGTCGGCAAGTAATGCCGTTAATTCGTCTTCCGTAAGGCCAATATAACTATCTTCTGTGACAGTCTCCGTTTCGTCGTAATAGCTTTTTACAACGCCGTATTTGAATAACAGCGCATCCTTCAAGAAATTGTGAAGAATTACAAAACCATTATTGTCGGAGTTGAGTATGAAATTAACGTAGTCGGTTGCCTGTGCGGCAGCCTCAACGTCTTCCGGCCCGCGTGGGGCAAAACGCACAAAGTCACCCGATGCCGTGAAAATCTTCATTAACGATGGCAGCATCGCATCGACCGTATCCGCAACGTCGCTGCTAACGACCGCAGAGCGGCCATCTAGTTCGTTGCCGAACGGTTCGCCCAAATAATAATCCATCGTTTCGATGCGGTCAGCCGATAGCTCTGTATCGTGATAGTTGACCGACGATTCGATTTCATTGCGGACGATGCTATGGAATTCTGTGTCGTCTTTTTTAACCATGTTCGCCTTGCATTATCTTACTGGCTGCAACGCCTAAATCGTAAAGATGACCGTCAAGGTCGGTGCCGGGTTTCGCGCGCTTGGTAATGAAAACCTCGCACGGTTTCCCGTCGCGCGGATCGAAGCCGACGCTGACGATAAACGGGCCGACCGTTTCGCTTATTTGATGGCGACGGGTGGGTAGGTCAGTCATTCTTTACCGGCTTTTTCACTTTCTTCGGACGCCCACGCTTGGGCGGCGGTGGCTTGCTGCGGTCGCGCGTATACACCATCGTAAACGGTTGCGCGTTGCGCGGGATTTCAACGCCCAAAGCCTTAAACTCCATTGATTAATCTAGTGTTAATTAAAACCGCAAAAATCAAAAAAAACGTTTTTTTCAACTTTCTTTGCTTTGCGTTTCAAAGACTTATTTTTTTCTTGACATCGAAAACGGCCAAATCAGACAATTCCTAAAAAGTCATATGCTACAATAGGTTATCACTTTGGTTTAAAGTGATAGTTCTAGCATATCGTAAATCTGTTAGCTATTGAGATGAGCCGTGGGCCGCCTTCCAGATAGGAGTCAACCCATGTCTACAAAATCAGAAAAGACTTACGTTGCGTTTTCGTCCGATAGCGAAATTACCGCCGCCATGATTGCCGAGTTCGTCGGCAAAGCCGTTTGCGTTTCTTGGGTCAAGAACCGGAAACAACTACGACGTTGCTTCGAGCCGCAGATATCGGTTCAAGGTACGCTAGAAGGCAGCGGAGAAACCGGTAAGTTTCGCGTCCTTCTAAACGATGACACTTACTCGTACTTTTACGATGATAGCGTCTGGATGATAGGGTACGACGGTGAAAAACAAGTTACCGACAAACAACGACCAGTAATTTTCATTAACTAAACAACCCCCACGGCCTACGGTTCTTCCCAACAGCTAACAAGTAATTAATAAGCGCCGTTTCCGGCCCCCATTATTAACGCCCACGCTTTGTCACCTTCTTGCCCGTTTTCTTGGCGTATGCGCTGGCTGCCTTGCGGCCTGCCTTGGTGTAGCTGAAATGCTTTTTTCCGACTTTAGGCATCTGCTTTTTTCCTAAAACTCGCCAGGGTCCAAACCCTCGCCGCTGTCTTCATCGAAGGCACCAACCGTATCCGCAAAGCCAGCGGTGTCATCCGCGTCAGCGGGGCCGCCGATGCCGCCAAACTCCAACGGGTCAATGTTAAAACTGCCAAGATAATCGGGACCGACAGGGTCTTGGTCGCCAATAGCTTTGTTGTAGGCTTTGGCTATTGTTAACGGTGTGGTTAAAAATCCGCCAAATGGGGCTCCGAATATGATGGATGCCGCAAGCTGTGACGCTGGCGAAAGCTGGTCGTCCATGCCGGGTGCGTTTGCCTGATCGCCAGTATCTTCGTCGTTGGGATCAATCACGCTTGCCATCGCTGCGGCGGGGATATCCCCAACGCCCCAAATCGCTGGGTCCGACCAGATTGTGGAATCGCTCGTAACGGAACGCGGGCGGCTGGTTGTTGTCCGTGGCGCTAAAAGGCCGGTCGCGGCGGCTGGTGTTGATGCGGAAATCGGTATGCCAAAATCGTCGTAGCTGGCGGAAATCGGTATGCCAAATTCATCGTAGCTGGCGGCAAACGGACTAGCGGGTAATCCAAAACTCGCCGCCGCTGCGGCTGGTGACGGGGCTGTGGCAGGACCACCGCGACCAAGGATTGGGTCAGGCAACCGTTCAATCGCGGCTGATGCGTCGAATATCTCTTGCAACCGGCCCATCTGTGCCGCAGTGGGGCGCGAAAGAATAGGATCAGCGGGTGGCGGTGGCTGACTTGCCCGCATCTCCGCGATAACCGCCGGTGGAGGTAGGAATTTAGCTGATTTGTACGGCGTGCCTGTCGCCTTGTCGGCGTATGTCGAGCCGCCGATTGCTTCTTCCAGCGCGGCGGCTTTGTTGATGGTGGCGTAGTTTTCGCGGTTATGCTCCAGGCCGGTTAGCGGGTCAGGATCAGAATTGCTGCCCGACAGGGCGTATGCGCCAGCGTCGAACCCCGGCCACTCATATGTGTCGCGTTCCTCAACATCCCATATACCTAATTGGTCGAGTTTTCGTGATTTATAATCGCTATCCGAGATTTTGCCCGAAAGGTAATCCCAGGTGAGCGCATCCAGATGCGGCGCTGACGGATCAAACGACATACGACGTATCCGGCGTGAAATGACGGTTCCAGGCGTATCGCGTGCCGTGCGCGCCGACGACTGCGTTGGATGCAAACGTCAGGCAAAACGCATCTGCTAAATCAGGCGATTTAATGCCGCGCTTGCGCATCTCATCCTTGCTTTCAATCTTAATTTTCCCCGAAGACGTAAATGCGAAGCGCGGAGCGGCTAATTCGGCGACCAACATCTGGTCGTCGGGAATGTGGCAGTCTTTTGCCTCAAACCATTCGCGGCAGCGATACCAAAGCTCATCACGCAGCCGCATGTATTTCTGACCCATACTGGCGCTCTCGGCGACGTTGATACCGCGCGCCGGGAGATCAAGTTCGATGCAACGGTCAACGACGCCCGCGCCGATGCCAATTACGTCAATGCAAATCTCTTCGGGGCGGTCCATGATGGGGGTCGCGTCATATTCGGCCTGGATGATGCCGCACAATTCCATCGTTGATTTGTCGCGCCAAGTCTTGGGCGGCTCCAACAGCGTGTTGCCACGGCGTTTCGCAAGCGCGGACCTGTCGCTGCCGTAGCGGGCGCAATCGACGCCCCATATTACGGGAGCCGTTTCCGATGCTTCAACGTCGCGGACTAAGGCCGCTTCGATGAGGTGCAGCGGCACAAGCGTATCCTCGTCCGCCTGCGGAAATTCGCCCAGCACGCGGACACGGAAGCTATTGCTGCTTTCGCCGTAGCGGATACCCATGTCGCGAATGAAGTCATCGCTGACCAAAGGATTGTCATAGCAAGATACCTTCTTTGTCCACCAATCTTGTGAAAGCTCCGTATGGGTCCGGTAAAAGAAGCCGTTGCCGCGCACCGGATTGCCAAGCATGAGAGTGGTCGCGTTATGGCCGCTCATGCTGCCCGCCGCGCTCTCATATACTTCTTCAGGAACGCCGCTGGCTTCGTCAATAATCAGAAGCACGTTCTCGCTATGTACTCCCGCCAATGATTCTGGACGCTCTCTGCTACTTGTGCGGGCGCTGCAAAAAGCCTCCGTGGGGCTGCTTTTCAGCACAATTCTGTCGCTGGTGGCCTCAAATAGCTTGTTGATGGCCGGGGGGAGTTCCTTGAGACGGCGTTTTGTTTCCGCGAACAACGCGTCATAAAGCTGGTTGGCGGTGGGGGCCGTGACGACGACCTTGCACGGGTATCTAGTCGTCATAAACCAGAGCAACAAAGTAGCGGCGCAGCTTGACTTGCCGACGCCGTGGCCGCTGCGGATGCTTAACCGACGTTCGCCGCTTGCGATGGCACGCATAACGTCTGCTTGCCAAGGGAGCGGTTCCATGCCGATAACGTGCTTGCAGTAGCCGACCGGATCATCGCGGTAACGCTTGATGAATGCGGTCCATGCGCCTTCTGTTTCGGCCATTTATACAGATTTGCTCATTAAGTGTACGCGCAGGCTATACATATATATCCCGCCCCCCGCGTTGCGCGACCGGGGGGGGGTCTGCGTCGATTCGGGCCGCCCAGACGAACCAGATGACGCGAGATGTTGGGCTAACATTTCAGAAGCGTTTAGTTTCAATAGGTTACGCGGAAATCATAACGAAACGTAACGCGTCAGCGGAAATTTACCACCTTTTTCTGCGGCTCGTCGTCCTCGCCTGGCTCATCTGCCAAGGTTTGCACCGCATCAAGGTGTTCGCGCGCGTCGTCTACGCTAACCTTTTGTTTCTCAACGTATAATCCGGCCAGCTTGCCGAGCGCGACCAAACTTTGCGCAGCTGCGGAGTGCTGCCCGGCCACTGTCGCGCCTTCAGCCGCGCGCCGCAATCCGGCGGCGATTTCCTCAAATGTTATAGCCTGGAAGTCGGATTGTTCCGCTTTTACCTTCTCAATTAATGCCGCAATCTTGCCGTTATCAAGTAACTCTTTGGCTTTTCTGTTAATGGTTGCGGGTTTCATGTTTTCTGAATTGTAAACAAGGCGATACGCTTCGCTTGCGTTGCCGATCGCGACATACTTTCGAGCGAACCGCTCTTGTTTAGGCGTTAATGTCGGATAGCCATTCGGCATAAAAAAAAACGGCTTTCGCCGCTCCCACTAAATTCCACCGGTACACCGCGATAGCAGAAATTCGGCTATCTGGCAAACAATAGTATATAAAATGACCTAATGTGTAACTTTTTTATTGATAACTATGTAACTAATTGTTACATTATACACACACAAGAAAGCGGAGAATATTGGAATGTTTGAATTTGCACTTATTTTTGCCCCGTTTGTTGGAGCGGCTATCGCGCTTCTCATCCAGTGCTATCGCTGCGATTAGGAGAAAAACATGACCCGCGAACAATGGCTTTTAAAACTAGCAAAAGGATTGGAAAAAACGGTTTTTTCCGACGCTGCCGCAGAATTGCCCAAATACCGCGTCACTTGCGGATTTCCAAGCAAAGGCGGATTGGCCGCGAAAAAACGCACCATCGGCCAATGCTGGTCGCCGAAAGCCAGTAATGACCATACAACCGAAATCATTATTTCGATCACACAAGATGAACCCATGACGGTTGCCGGTGTTTTAGCACACGAAATGGTTCATGCGGCAGTCGGCACCGAAGCCGGACACGGCCCGATTTTTCGGCGGCTTGCCCTGGCAATTGGCCTAACCGGCAAAATGACCGAAACAACAGAAACGGAAGCGTTTAAACATCGCGTTCAGCCGATCCTTGATGAAATCGGCGAATATCCGCACGCGAAATTAGACGCAAGCCAGCGCAAAAAGCAAAGCACGCGGATGGTCAAAGCCGCCTGCAATGACTGCGGCTACACCGTGCGGCTTTCGCGCAAATGGTTGGCGGAAGCCACACCGGTTTGCCCGATCCATTTTTCCGAAATGAGCTACTAGGGAGATAAAAATGCTTTCAACAAATTTAGTAATCACGCCACAAGAAATTAAGAAACAAGAATCAGATATGGAAA